CTGAGCTTGACCAATATACATTCTTGTATGGATGGGTGAATGGTGTGAATTTTATTATTGAAGAAGAGGAAGAGGTAGAACTTTAATTACATCTTCAGCCGTGATACTCCTTTGACATTCAAACATTCTATCAGTTCCCCTGTGCAAAGGGCACCAATCAAAATCCCCACGATCAAATTTATGCTCAGGGTCGTTCCAACATCCGTGGCATACATTCTCGTTAACTACACGTATACAATTAAACTCATGTGTACGTGTAGTAAAATTACTTATCATCACCACAGGTTTGCCGATAGCCCAAGCTAAATGTGAGAGCCCTGAGCTAAGTCCGATAAAAAACTGACTATGGTAGATAACGCTCATGGTATTCTCAATGTCAATATCATCTATCTTCTGGCAATGCTCAAATGGGTTGTCTTCTTTACTGACGTTCACCACTTTGTAGCCTTTGTTATGCAAGTAAGTTATGACCTCTTGCCATCCCTCCCTTGTCCAAAACTTACAGCCTGCTGTTGAGTTAGTAGCTATCGTCACATACTGCCCATACTTATTCTTACGCTTTCTAAACTTTAAGTTTGGCCTAAGCTCCTCAAACTCTAAGCCTAATATATTAGTGGCCGCCTCTTGTAGCTTTATGGTGTTAGGTAGCACAGGTTCTTTATTCTCATCGTAGTGCCATCCAATATTATATTGTGCAAATATATCGTTGACCACCATGCCAGGCTCCACTAGCTCTATCTCAGGGATGTCAAGTATATGGTTCCAAAAGGTGGATAGTATTACTTTGCAGTTATGTTTCTTTTGAAATGCAAGTGCATAGGGTGCCCATGCGATAGTATCTCCTAGTGACTTACTAGCCAAGGTGATGAACACTATTCTGTTTTCAAGTGACAACTTATACTCATAGACTAACTTTTCAAGTTCAAATACTTTAATGTTCCACTCAGTATAGTACTCCCTATTTAGTCTCACCCATGAGTTAGAGTTAATAGTATTCTCATATTGGCAGACATTATTCTCGTCAAAGTATTGCACTTTAAACTCGGAGTTAACAGGTGACTTAATCTCTAGGAATGGGCCGTTGACAAAGTACTTATGGATATGCACATCTTGGTCCTCATGTGGCATCATTAATACTTTGTTATAGAAGTTATTATACTTCTCAGCAAATATTTCTGAGGTGTTATCTGTAGGTACAATGTAATTACATTTTATAGTATTTAAGTCTGTATCGATAGGCTGAATGTATCGCTCAAACATGGACCCATATTGGGGTAGATAGTGAGCGACAATTGGTAAACCATAGGATATGGCTTCTCTAAGCACTAATGGATTGCACTCCCATGTGCTGTTGAACATAAATATGTTAGCATGCTTTAAGAACTCGTCCACGTCATCCCTCTCTCCCCACACCTTGACATTACTCGGTAGGTCAGCCATTAATGGCTCCCAATAATCTTTAAAGTTGCCTGCTTGATTGCCCACAAAATTAAAGTTAAAGTTAGGGTTAGCACGTGCAATCTCTATGCCCTCGGCTTGGTTCTTGCCCGGTGTCCACAGTCCCACGTTGACCACGTTATTTATGCCCGGAAGTTTCTTTGACTTCTTAGGGTCAATAGGGTACTCAATGACTTTCTTGTAAGATGGCAGATGAGCAAATGTGTCATAGTGGTAAGGCGTACAGAAGGCATACGCATCAGGGTGATACAACTTAGTCTGAGGATCAAATGACACATCATGACAAGTCTCAATAATCTTATAATGTCTACTTGGTCTATAGAGTTCACTCATTATGTGAGCATCGAACCGCTCGGATGGTTCGTGAATGTGAATGATGTCAGGATTAAAATCTTTAATAATATTAAATAGCTCAGTCTTATCCTCAAACAAAGTATAAAAGTTATTGCCTACTAATTTTATAATCTTATCTCTTTGCACCACATAGTCTAAACTGTAGCAAGTATACTCAACCACGCAGACATTAATGTATTCTTGCATCACCTCAATAGTCTTGAGCACAAAGGCAGGCATGCCCCCGGTAGATAGGTGAGGGACTAGGTATAATACTTTATTGGGCCTGATCATTTTTAGCATCTCATCTTTTCTTTTCTCACCATGGTAGAATAATAATTTGTCCTCACTTGCAGGCACCCTACCCCAATCACCTATCATGTAGTCTTGCCCAGTAAAAATATTATTATGGTCAATCAAGTTGACTAAATCAAGTCCTGCGTTCATATAAATATATGGTAAGCCCTTTTGAATATTATACTTCCACAATAGCACATTGGCTATGGTCTCCTCATTATAGGCTGCGTAGTAACTATTATCAGCCATCACTTCTGGGTGTATGCACATTTGGTACCACTCATCCAAGAAGTCAATGCAGTTTTTATTAGCCACAAAGTAGCCTGTCTGCCTGTATCGTTGACGTACATATTGGTCCACACCAAACAGCTCGCAAGCCGGGTGCTCAAGTGTGGTGCTTAGGTCATCTCTGCTCTCAGCCCCTCCCCTACCATTTACATGCAAGTAGTCATAGATGCCCTCCACAAAATAGGGGTGGCTTGACTCATCATCGAACATATTAAATATATTATCTACATACTTTGTTGCAACTGAGTCGGAGTCAACATAGGCCACCGTGTAAGCAAAATTGTTTATAGCATCCTTGACAATAAGTGGGCGTTGAATTAAAAGCTTATAGATATTAATATCTGATCGGTCAATGAATTTATTTTGCTTAGTCTCTGCCACATCGCAGTCCCATCTAATGGTAAAGGTTGCCCCTTTAATCTGTCTGTCTGAGTTTAGCATATATACTAGAGTTGGAATGCTAGTATAATAATTTAATGATTCTACACATGCCTCCACAGTATCAGCATATGAGTCAGTTGCATATAGTACGAATGCTTGCTTCATTGAGCAAAATTAATTAATATTGTATCAAATACAAATAAAATGACAATAGAAGTTAGCTTTGGCGAAGTGCTAGATAAAATATCTATATTAGCCATTAAATTAAATGAAATTAAAGACGAACAGAAGCTTAAAAATATTCAAAAAGAATTCTCGTCTATAAGTGGTAGAGTACCACAAGATGCATTTAGCGACCCCTTATACTTTGAGTTATGCAAGGTCAATCAAACACTTTGGAAAGTAGAAGATAAATTAAGGGAGCATGAGCAACTTAATAATTTTAATGAGGACTTTATAAACTTAGCTAGAAGTGTTTATGTATTAAACGATAGAAGAGCTACTCTCAAGAAAGAAATAAACATTAAAAATGGCTCAGAATTCATAGAAGAAAAATCTTATAATAATAATTAGTAATTTTACATACTTTAATAAAATAACAATGGCACAAATAGAAGAAGAAGAATTAACAAGATTAAAAGAAGCAAGTAATTCATTACGTGAATCTCGCTCAACAATTGCAGACATTGAGATATCAATGCATCGTCTAGAAAGCAAGAAGAAAGCAGTTCTTTTTAATGCAGAACAAGCTGCTGAGCAACTTAATAATATCCAGGAGGAGCTTCAACAAAAATATGGCAACATATTAATTGACCTTGCTACCGGAGAAATCAAAGATAACGATGGTAATTCGTAAGCTATCCATAGGCGTTGACTACAAATCTGCTATGCATTATTTGCAAAGTCAATCTGTGTTGAACGATAACTACATCATTCATTTAATTAAGATTACAGATAGTGGGTCCTATCAAATCTACATTGAGAAAAACAATGAGATTATTCTTTGGAAAGAGATAGGTGCTTATGTTCCTGTTATAATTGAATACGATATTTCATTTTAATTATGAGGTCACCTCAATACTTTGTCATCAAGTCGAAAGATGGCCATCGATACGATAACGTACGTAATGGTATAATTATTTCTACATCAAAAGAAGACCATATAGTTACTACTCGTGAGGCCATAGTTATTGAAACCCCTATTGGGTACGATGGCCCTATTGAGATAGGCGATGTAGTCCTAGTTCACCACAATACATTTAGACTTTACTTTGACATGCAAGGGCGTGAGAAGTCATCATGGAATTATTTTAAAGATGACTTATTCTTTATCGATGATCCGTACGCATACAAAAAACCCGATGGTCAATGGAAGGGAATAGGTAGATACGTGTTTGTTTCTCCTATCCCTAACAACCAGTCAGGTATTACCACTACAGATACAGAGATGCCTCTTGTAGGCATTATTAAGTTTGGTAATGATGAAATGCTTGAACTAGGATTAAAAGAGGGAGACAACGTCGTATTTGAGCCTGAGTCTGAGTATCCATTTCATGTGGATGGAGAGAAAGTTTATCGCATGTACACCAAGAATTTGACAATTAAATTAAATGAATAAGATAACAGAATTAAAGAAGAAGATAATTAATTCTGGATACAAAGCTGTTGAAGAATTAATTAAGGTTGCAGAAGAACAAATTGTTACTCACATGGAGGATGATCTATCTGCCGACAAATTAAAGAATGCTGCGGCAGCTAAGAAGTTAGCTATTCTTGATGCCTTTGAAATACTTAAACGTATTGAGGAGGAGAGTAATATTATTGAAGGTATAGTAGTAGAGAAAAGTGCAATAAATAAAGGTTTTGCTGAAAAATACGCTAATAAAATTAAATAACATATTATATTTATGAGCTTATTCAGAAAAATAGAAAATATTATTCCAGATAAGATTTTAAAAAAACGAAATGCTAAAAATGATTGGGCATATGGTTTTGATAAAGAATATGATATTGTAATTATATCTAAGGATGGTACTATTGGCGATATCTATGAAATACAAAATTTAAAAGTAGCCCTTCCTGTTATTCCAGAAAAAATTGATTATAAATATAATAAATGGCAATTTGAAGAATACCCTCGTGAACTATCTCGCATAAGAACTCAGTTTGATTGGGCTCGTCGTGATACTACATTTAAGTCACAATGGGTTGATTATATTGAGGAGCAATTTAAACGTCGTGAGCAAGGCTATTGGTTTATCAATAATAAAATACCAACCTATATAACGGGTAGTCATTACATGTATCTGCAATTTACAAAGACGGATGTAGGGAAACCTGACTTTCGTGAAGCCAATCGTATATTTTATTTATTCTGGGAGGCTTGTAAAGCTGACAATAGATGTTTTGGAATATGTTACCTTAAAAATCGTCGTTCAGGATTTTCATTTATGGCATCTTCTGAAGTTATAAATATTGGGACATCAACAAGAGATTCAAATATCGGTATTATGTCAAAAACTGGTACTGATGCTAAAATGATGTTTACTGGTAAAGTTGTACCAATAATAAATAACTATCCATTCTTTTTTATGCCTACTAGAGATGGTAACACATCACCTGTTACCGAGTTAGCATTTAGAGTACCTTCTTCTAAGATAACACGGAAGAATATGGAAAATGAAAATGAAGAAGAGGTAGAAGGGTTAGATACAAATATCACATGGAAAAATACAGCTGATAACTCTTTTGATGGTCAGAAATTAAAATTGCTAGTTGAAGACGAAGCAGCAAAACTTGAAAAACCAAATAACATTTTAAATGGTTGGCGTGTGAGAAAAACTTGTCTTCGGTTGGGTTCTCGTATTATTGGTAAATGTATGATGGGTTCTACATCCAACGCACTTGATAAAGGTGGTGACAATTACAAAAAATTATATGAGGATTCAGATGTAAGAAAAAGAAATAAAAATGGTCAAACAATATCAGGTTTATATTCACTATTTATTGCAATGGATTTTAATTATGAAGGATATATTGATGAATATGGACATGCTGTTTTAGAAGACCCAATAACTCCAGTTAAATCTGCTCAAAGCGGAGAAATTATTGAAAACGGAGTTATATCAAATTGGCAAAATGAAGTAGATTCATTAAAGAATGATCCTGATGCTTTAAACGAGCACTATCGTCAGTTCCCAAGGACCGAGTCGCATGCTTTTAGAGATGAGACCAAATCGTCAATCTATAACTTGACTAAAATATACCAACAGATTGACTACAATGATGGTATGTTACAAGATAGAGTTTTGACTCGTGGATTCTTTCATTGGAAAGATGGTGAGAAAGACAGTGAAGTTGTTTGGACTCCCGATAGGAATGGTAGGTTCTTGGTTTCTTGGATACCTGAAATAGCTTTACGTAATAAATTTATTTCTAAAAACGGAACTAAATATCCTTTGAACGAACACGTAGGTGCTTTTGGATGTGACCCTTATGATATTTCAGGTGCTACTTTTGGAGGATCAAACGGATCATTGCATGGACTTACTAAGTTTAATATGGATAATGCCCCATCTAACGCATTCTTCTTAGAATATATTGCTAGACCACAAACAGCTGAGATATTTTTTGAAGAAGTATTAATGGCTTGTGTATTTTATGGAATGCCTATCTTAGCAGAAAATAATAAAGCTCGATTACTTTATCATTTTAAGAATAGAGGCTATAGAGGATTCTCTATGAACAGACCCGATAAGCATAAGGCTAAATTGTCATTCACAGAAATAGAGATTGGTGGCATACCATCTTCAAGTGAAGATATGAAACAGGCCCATGCGGCAGGAATAGGCACTTATATTGAGAAATATGTAGGTTATGATTTAGAAGGTATTTATAGAAATCCTGATGAAATTGGTAACATGCCATTTACTAGAACTCTTATGGATTGGTCTAAATTTAATGTTAATGATAGGACCAAGTTTGATGCTTCTATAAGCTCAGGACTTGCTATTATGGCAAACCAAAAACATGTTTATTTACCAGAGAAAAAAGAGTCAAAAATAAGCATTAAATTTGCAAGATATGATAACAGCGGTTCAGCGAGTAGACTGAAAATAATATGAACGACCCTTTAATAATGATTAATCCTTCTAGCTTTCCAACGCAACTGGCAACAGATGCAGAGAAAGCATCTAAAGAATTTGGATTAAAAGTAGGACAGAGTATCATGTGGGAGTGGTTTGCTAAAACAGGCAACAACTGTAGGTACTATTCTCAATGGATTGATTTTCATCGCATTAGGCTATATGCCCGTGGTGAGCAGTCTATTGCTAAATACAAAGAACAATTTCAAGTTGATGGGGATATGTCACATATCAACCTTGATTGGACCCCCGTTCCTATTATTCCTAAGTTTGTTGATATCGTAGTCAATGGGATGAATGATCGTCTTTTCCAAGTTAAGGCATATGCACAAGATGCTATGTCAGCTGATAAAAGAAGTAAGTTTCAAGAAATGGTTGAGGCTGACATGGTTGCAAAAGAATTCTTAACTCAAGTAAAAGAAGAGTCAGGAATTGATGCATTTAATGTGCCTCCTCAAGACTTACCTGCTAATGAGCAAGAGTTAAATCTTTATATGCAACTTAAATATAAGCCTGCTATAGAGATTGCTGAAGAAGAAGCTATTAATACAATCTTAGATACTAACCACTATAATGATATTAGAAAAAGAGTTGATTACGATATTACAACCATCGGTCTTGGTATGGTCAAACATTCTTTTGTTCCAGGGACTGGAGTATCTGTAGAATATGTTGACCCTGCTAATATGGTATATTCTTACACGGAATCGCCAACCTTTGATGATTGCTTCTATTTTGGAGAAGTTAAACAAGTGCCGATTACAGAAATTATTAAAATTAAACCAAACATTACTACCGAAGAACTTGCGGAGATTCAACAGTTGGGTACAGCATGGTATAACTACTATGGTGTTCTTCGTCCTTATCGTAGTGATTTATTTAATCGTGATGTTGTTACATTAATGTACTTTAATTATAAGACAGATAAAACATATGTCTATAAGAAAAAGTATAATGATAACGGAGGCAATAAAGTAATCCAAAAGGATGAAAGTTTTAATCCTCCTGAAGGAACAGAAGAAAGATTTGAGCGTATAGAAAAACGCATAGATGTTTGGTATGAGGGAGTTATGGTCATGGGATCTCCTTACCTATTGAAGTGGGATCTTGCTAAGAACATGGTTCGCCCTAAATCTGCATCTCAATATGCATTGCCTCAATATATTGCTGTAGCACCAAGAATGTACAAAGGAGTCATTGAGTCTTTAACTAGACGTATGATACCTTTTGCTGACTTGATTCAACTTACTCATTTAAAACTTCAACAAGTTCTTCAACGTGTTGTGCCAGATGGTGTATTTATAGATGCCGATGGTATCAATGAGGTTGACTTAGGTACCGGGGCTGCTTACAATCCTGAGGATGCATTAAGATTATATTTTCAAACGGGTAGTGTTATTGGTCGTAGTATGACAGTCGATGGTGATATTAATCATGGTCGTATTCCTATTCAAGAACTTAATAGTAATAGTGGGCAAGGTAAGATTACTGCATTAATAAATGCATACAATCAATACTTATCAATGATAAGAGATGTAACAGGATTGAATGAAGCAAGAGATGCTTCTACTCCTAATCCTGATGCTTTAGTAGGTGTACAGAAACTAGCGGCTTTGAATTCAAACACAGCCACTCGCCACATCTTAGAAGGAAGTTTATTTATTACTAAGCGTTTGTCTGAGGCATTATCTTGCCGTGTATCTGACATATTAGAATACTCTGATTTTAAAGAACAATTTGCTATGCAGATTGGTAAGTACGCTGTTGGTATATTAGATGAAATTAAAAATTTATACCTACACGACTTTGGTGTATTTATTGAAGTGTCTCCTGATGAAGAGCAACAAGCTCAATTAGAAGCCAATATTCAAATGGCTATGCAACGTGATCAAATATCACTTGAAGATGCTATTGATATTCGTCAAATGAAAAACTTAAAACTAGCAAATGAATTACTCAAAGTCAAAAGAAAAGAAAAGCAACGCATCGACATGGAGCAAGAGCAAGCAAAAATTAATATGCAAACTCAAGGCAACATTCAATCATCTCAAGCAGCAGCTCAAGCGGCTTTACAAAAATTTCAAGCAGAATCTCAAGCAAAAGCACAATTGGCTCAAGCTCAAATGCAATTTGATATTCAACGCATGCAAGCGGAAGCACAAATAAAAGAGCAATTGATGAGTGTGGAATTTAACTACAACATGCAACTTAAAGGTATGGAAGTTAGTCAAATTAAACAGTTGGATATGGATAAAGAAAAAGCCAAGGATGATAGAACTAAAATACAAGCTACACAGCAGTCAAAGTTGATTGAGCAACGCCAAAAAGACTTACCTGCTATGGACTTTGAATCAGAAGAAGATTCATTAGATGGCTTTAGTTTAGAGCAGTTTAATCCAAGATAAAATTATTCATTACTTTTGTGCAACTAAAATTTAATTTAAATGGAAAATTATCAAGTAAAGTTGGTAGACTTTGAAGAAAAGTCTGTCCAAGAAGTAGAGGAGACTTTACTAAAAGTACACGAGGAAAAGACAGGCATACCTCAAATTGAAGTAGCCGAAGAAATTAAGTTAGAGATACCGGCTGAACCCGACACAGCTAATGGAATCTCAGGAGAAGAGAAATCAACTCCACAAGTACCATCATTTGATGATGCCGACGTTCTTTCATATATCAAAAGCAAGTACAACAGGGATGTTAATTCCATGGAAGATTTGTTTAAGCCAGTTGAGTCTAATCAGGAATTATTACCTGAAGATGTTTCAGCATTCTTAAAATTTAAGAAAGAAACAGGACGTGGCTTAGATGACTTTTATCGTATTAATCAAGATTTTTCTAATGAAAAACCGGAGCGGTTAATCGCTACGTATTTAAAAGAAATGAACCCTGAGTTAGATGATGATGATATCCAATATGAGATGTCAGACAGATTCGCATATGATGAGGATTTGGATGAGGAAAGGGATGTCAAAAAGAAAAAGCTTGCATTTAAAAAAGAACTTACTAAGGCAACAAGGTATTTCGAGGATCAAAAAGAAAAATACAGAGCACCGATTGAGTCGATTGGTACACAATCTGTTTCTTCTCAAGATCAAGAAGAATTGAAGTCTTATAAGCAATACATGAGTCAGCTTACTGAACAACAACAGGAGCAGACTAAGAAGTCTGAATTTTTTGTTCAAAAGACAAACGAATTATTTACTAATGAATTTGAAGGTTTCAAATTTGGAATTGGTGATAAAGAGTTATCTTGGAAACCATCAAATGCAGATGACTTAAAAAATAAACAGTTGGACTTATCTAAATTCTTCAACAATTTTGTTGATGAAAATGGATACATTAAGGATGCGAAAGAGTATCATAAAACTATAGCTGTTGCTATGAACAGAGATTCATTTGCCAAGTTCTTTTATGAACAAGGTAAATCAGATGCTATTGATGAGTCTGCTAAACAAAGCAAGAACATTGATATGGGATCAATTCGAACAACAGGCCAACCAATAGATAAGGGAGGCTTAAAGATTACAGCTATGGATAATGATCACGGAAACAGACTTAGAATAAAATAATTTTCTAACCAAACAAAATTTAAAATTATGGGCTCAGTACAATCAGTACCTGGCTATGCTTTAACCCCTTCGGCGGTAAAAGCTACATTGCCATCAAACTACATTACCAACTTTGATTTCATGAACCAGTATCTTCCAGATACTTATGAGAAAGAATTCGAGCGTTATGGTAATCGTTCTATTGCATCTTTCTTGCGTTTAGTAGGAGCTGAGATGCCGTCTAACTCTGACTTAATTAAGTGGGCAGAGCAAGGACGTTTACACACTAAATATACTAATGTAACTACTACTGCTGTTGTAGGAGCTGATACAGCTACTTGGACAGTTAATAATGCTGGAGTTAATTGTAACTTCCGTGTTAATCAAACTGTATTCTTATCAGCTAATGCTGGGGCTGCTTCTGACAAAGCTGTTATTACTGCCGTAAACTCATCTGCTAATACTTTTACTGTAGCTTATTATGCTGGTGGTGGACAAACGATTGCTGCTTCTGCTGTTTCTACTGCATTCGTTTATGGTTCTGAATTCACTAAAGGATCAGTTGGAATGAGTGGGTCATTAGAGTCTCAAGATTTATTTTTTGAAAACAAGCCTATTATCATCAAGGACAATTACACAGTATCTGGTTCTGATATGGCTCAAATTGGATGGGTTGAAGTAACTTCAGAAAATGGTGCTACCGGATATTTATGGTACATCAAATCTGAGCATGAGACTCGTTTACGTTTCGAAGATTACTTAGAAATGTCAATGGTTGAAGGTGTTCAAGCTGAGTCAGGTGGTGGAGCTTTGGCTTACTTAACAGTTGCTGCTTCTCAAGTACAACCTGGTGCTGCTGGTACTGAAGGTTTATTTGATGCTGTTGCTACTCGTGGTAACGTATGGGCAGGTGGTAACCCTACTACTTTGGCTGACTTTGATGCAATCATCCAACGTCTTGACAAGCAAGGAGCTATCCAAGAGAATGTTATCTTCTTAAATCGTAAGTTTTCTTTTGATATAGATGATATGTTGTCTCGTCAAAACTCTTATGGTACTGGTGGTACTTCTTATGGTTTGTTTAACAACGATGAGAACATGGCTTTAAACTTAGGTTTTACAGGGTTTAAGCGTGGTTATGAATTTTACAAGACTGATTGGAAATACTTAAATGATGCTACTTTACGTGGTGGTATCGTAGGTGGTGCTATTAACGGAATCTTGGTTCCTGCTGGTTCTACTACTGTATACGATCAAATCTTAGGTAAAAATGCTAAACGTCCGTTCTTACACGTTCGTTACCGTGCTTCTGAGACTGAAGATCGTCGTTACAAAACTTGGATTACAGGTTCTGCCGGTGGTGCTCAAACTAGTTCTCTTGATGCAATGGAAGTTAACTTTTTATCTGAGCGTGCTTTATGTACTCTTGGTGCGAACAACTTCTTCTTGTTCGAAGCTTAGTAAAAATTTAGGGAGGGGGAAACTCCTCCCTTATTTTATTTTTAAAATTTAAATCTAAATCAAATGTCAAAAGTAAATATCCAGGACAAAATATATGTCCTAAAAAGAAAAACATTCCCTATGTCATTTATGTTGGCTGCGAGAAACACTTCTCGTAAACCATTATTATATTTTGACGAAACAACAAATCAAAATAGGGCATTGCGTTATGCTATTAATCAAAAGTCTCCTTTTGAGGATGAGCAAGATGGAAATGCTATTTTAGAACCAATTATTTTTGAAGATGGGTTATTAAGTGTTTCAAAGACTAATCAAGTATTACAATTGTTTTTAAATTATCACCCTGATAATAATGTTTTATTTGAAGAAGTAGATAATAAGAAAGATGCATCTGCACAAATTGATTGGATGAATGTTCAATTAGATGCTCAATTAGCAGCTCGTACCCTAGACTTACCAACTAAAGAAGCTATTGGTCGTATTCTATTAGGTACACGTGTTGATAATTTATCAAGCCAAGAACTTAATCGTGATATCTTAATTCATGCTCGTAACAATCCACAAGAATTTTTGGATATGCTAAATGATCCTGATTTACGTTTACATAATATTGCGGCAAAAGCATTGCAAGATGGGTTCTTTACTTTAAGAAATAATAATCGTGATATCTTTTTTAATTTACCTGATAATAAAAAGAAATTGATGGGTATCCCATTTGGGGAAGATGCAGTAACTTTACTTAGATCTTATCTGCAAAGTGATGAAGGCATTGACTTGTATAAAATGCTAGAAAAAAAATATAGCAAATAATATAGGGAGGACAAAAGTCCTCCTTTTTTTATATCTTTGTCATCATGATAAATTCTGTTCGTCAAACCGTAATGAATATCCTGAACAAGGATAATAATGGATACATCACTCCTGATGAATTTAACTCGTTTGCTAAGCAAGCACAGTTAGAAATCTTCAATCAATATTTTGTGGACTTTAAAAACTCTAAACTAGAGGATTTTAAAGGAATGGAGTCATCAGGGTATTCTGATATAACCAAGCAGATAGACCAAACCATTGACTATTTTTCTAAAAATGTACCATTGGTTTATGATGGGGGTACACAAACATTTGCTATGCCTCCAGGTTGGTTCTTGCTTAACGCATTATATTACAACCAAAAAGAGATTGAGCATGTGGACCAAAGAAATGTCTATAAATTGTTACAATCTAACTTAACAGCACCAAATACATTGTATCCTGCATATGTTATGCAAGGAGATAACATGACTATTTATCCATTAACAATTGTTAATAATGTCGAAACATATTATGTTCGATATCCATATGACCCTAAGTGGACATATACATTAGTTAATGGTAGCCCATTGTTTAACCAATCGGCTAATGATTATCAAGATTTTGAATTAACAGAATTTGATTTTCCTAAACTTGTTATTAAGATTTGCGAATACGCTGGTACTAGTATTAGAGAGCAAGAAGTAGTATCTGCTGCTAAACAACAAGAGGTTTACATGGATCAAATGGCACAATAATGACTCAAGAAGAATATTACACCAATAACGGGACAAACCCACAAGATAGCAATTGGGGATCATATCAAAATGTGACATTAAAGGATGTTGTTAACAACTTCCAATTAATGTACATGGATGATGGAGACCTTTTGAATAATATCAATAGGTATAAGATTCTATTCCATGCTAAGCGTGCTCTTCAAGAATTACAATATGATGGCAATAGAGTTATTAATACATTGCAACTTGATGTTGGCGATGACTTAAAATTTGTACTGCCTCCAGACTATGTCAATTGGGTTCGTATCTCTTTGTTTTGCGGAGGTGTACTTTACCCGATGAGCGAGAATATACAAGCAAACTCGGCAGTAGAATTTCTTCAGGACCAATATTATAATATATTGTTTGATGAAGATGGTAATGCTTTAATTGGAACATCTAAATTAGATGAATCTAGAATACTTGGTTTGACTCAATGTTATTGTACAAACAATGAGAGATGGGGATGGTATGTTGATGGCTTATGGTATTTTAATTATCCGGGTGGACAATACTACGGATTAAATACTGAGACTGCTAATTCAAACCCAACATTTACAATTAATAAAACCCAAGGGGTTATTAACTTTAGTACAGGCGTTCATCGTAGGTCAGTAGTATTAGAATATATATCTGATGGACTATACGGACTAAACGATGAAGATATCCCTGCACCTAAACTTGCAGAAGAATATTTTTATTCATACATTAAATGGGCAATATTAAATACTAAGGCTAATCAGCCTGAATATGTAATTAATAGAGCACGCAAAGAAAAAGTATCCAATTGGAGAAATACTAAAATTAGATTAAGCAATTTACACCCTGGCCGATTACTAATGAATATGAGAGGTCAATCTAAGTGGATAAAATAAATGGCAGAATTACAAAGAAACTTTTTGCAAGGGATAATGAACAAGGATCTCGATCCTCATTTCCTGCCTGATGGACAATATCGTGATGGATTAAATATAATTGTTAACGATTCAGACGGGCAATTTATTGCAATTGAAGGTTCGAATAATGGGTCTGTGCAAAATTATCTTGGTAATACATTATTAAATACTAGTTTAGGATTAGTTAATCCTAAATGCATTGGTTCAATATCTTATGAAGCTAGTAATTTAATTTATTGGCTTGTTGCTTCGGATACAGCCGATGCTATTTATGAGTACAATGAAAGTATAGGATTAACAACTGTTGTTTTAAAAGCTACTAAAGCTACCCCAACAACGCCATCGATTTTAAATTTTAATAAATCATTTTATGTAACTGGTATTAATTATATTAATGGTTTATTATTTTGGACAGATAATTATAATCCTCCACGTAGAATAAATATTGAACGTGCGAAAACCTATGGAGTTGATAATTTTAATGAATTTGATATTAATGTTATTGTCGCTCCTCCTATATCATCACCTGCAATTTATTTGTCTAATACAGGCTCTTCAAATAATTTAGAAAATAAATTTTTATATTTTGCTTATAGATATAAATATATTGATGATGAATACAGTGCATTATCTCCATTTTCATCTGTAGCATTTTTTCCAAAAAACTACCAATTTGATTATGGTGTCTCAGAAAACATATCAATGGTTAATTCATATGATACTGTTACAATTGGATATAATAGAGGAGGTAGTAATGTTAAAGAAGTTCAACTTATATTTAAAGATACTTCAAGTATAAATACATATATAATTGATAATATTCAAACTAGAAATTTATCATCAGATTTATATCATGAATATCAATTTAAAAATAATAAAGTATATTCTATTCTTGATGCAAATCAAATTAATAGATTATTTGATAATGTTCCATTAAAAGCAAAGTCTCAAGAGTTAATTGGGAGTAGATTAATTTATGGTAATTATACTCAATTTTTTAATTTAATAGATTGTGATGATAAACCTATAAATCCTGTATTTAGTTTATCTTTAACAACACAAACAATTTTAAATAATCAACCTAAACCAACTTTTAAAAGTAATAGAGATTATGAAGTTGGTATTATATATTTAGATGATTACGGAAGAATTACAACAGTTATTGTACCTAAAGGAGATAATACCACAAATACAAATTCAATTTATATACCACCACAAAATGCATCTTTAGCTAATAACATTAGGATTACTATTAATAAAAATTATAAACCACCATGTTTTGCTACATATTATAGATTTGTTTTAAAACAAAATAAACAAGATTATTATAATGTATTTCCATTGAACTATGTTTCTGATGGACAATTTAAATGGTTTCTTATAAATCAAGCTGATGTTGATAAAATATCTGTAGGATCATATTTGTATTTAAAAAATTCAACAAATGGAAATTTAAATACTCAATATAAAATATTAGATATTGTTTCTCAACCAGTTAATTTTTTAAATAATAATAAATCACAACCAGCTGGCTTATATTTTAGAATTAAAATTGGAGCAAATGTTTTGCCTGAAACATATTCATATGATTTATATAATTTAACAACAGATCCATCTTATAACCCAATTATTAATGGATTTAGAGTTGCGGAAAATCCTATATTTTATGGTTCTGGATTAAATAATTTGAAAACCTCTAATGGAAATCAAATTATAATAACATATCCAATTGTAGATACAGATGTTAGATTTACTATACAAATTGATTCTAACGGAACTTCGGATACATTTAAATATTATGCGTTTTTTAATAATACAAATAATCTTGTAGCTTCTAATATACCTATAGTTGCTAATCAAGATATAACATTATATATACCATATAATGGTACAAATAGAAATATTTGCAAAATAAAATTTGATACATCAATAGGACATACAATAGACGACTATTGGACTATAATGTGTAGAATTTCTGATAAAAATATTTTTGGAGGAAGATCTGTAGCTAATCAACCATATGGTTTTGCTACTGCTGCAAAATGGAATTTAGATAATGGTTATGTAGGAGATAGACCAATAAATGCTGGGGCAATTCTTACATTTAAAATGAAAGAACCCAATAATGGAAATACACAAATTGTTCAATCTTATGTTTCAACTAAAACATATGTAAATATAGAGGAATGGTTTATTGAAGATTTGATTTATACAAAATGGATTCAATACAATGGCACGGAAACTATTGGTGCTCAAAATGTTAATTTTCATAGGTGTACAAATGTTTATACTGTAACTTCAGGTAGTCAATATCAAGGTAATGCAGGATCTAATATAAGTCAAACTACCTTAGAGGCTCCTGTATTTATGTATATAAATGGGTATAAAATAGGATCAACTCCTAATATGGAAGTTATATTTAATTTACAAGAATCACTTTCTCCAATATTATTTGAAACTGTTCCAACAGATACAAACCAAGATATATATTATGAATTGGTTGGTACATATTATATTACTGATGGGAACCATTATGGTAATGTATCTAATCAAATAATTGGGGTTCAACCTGCTATAGTTGATTTAAATACATTTGGAAGTTATACAAATTATAATGCATTTGCATGGGGAAATAACGTTGAAAGTTATAGAATTAGAGATGATTGGAATGCAGCTACTATGGAATTTAGTCCAAGAGTTAATTCAACAGTTGAAGGTTATGCTCAACAAACTCTTGTTCAAGCATTAACATATAGTGGAGTATATCAACAAACAACTGCAATTAATAGATTAAATGAGTTTAATTTATCTCTTGGTAATTTTAAATATTTAGATAGATTTTTTGGATCTATTGAAAAATTATATTCTAGAGATACTGACTTAGTTGTATTTCAAGAAAATAAAATATCTAAAGTATTATACGGTAAAAATTTATTAAGCGACTCTGTAGGAGGAGGAACTATTGCTTCTATTCCTGAGGTACTTGGTACTCAAATTTCGTATGTTGGTGAATATGGTATAAGTAATAATCCTGAAAGTTTTGCTATTTGGGGTAATGATTTATTTTTTACCGATGCACGTAGAGGTGCAGTTTTAAAATTATCAGAAAATGGATTATTTGAAATATCATCTAATGGTATGAAAAATTGGTTCAAAGCAAATTTAGATCCTGATACATTTAAGATAGGAATGATGGATCCATATTTTGAACATTATGTTTTATCAAATAATGAATTCAAAGTAAAAAATTGTGTTTTTAAAGTTGAACCAAATTATTTAACATATTCATATAATTCTGAAATTCAACAATTAAATATTACAACAAATCAACCTTGGGTTTTAGAAATACCAATAAATAATTGGTTAACTGCAGATAAATATTCTGGAGATGGAGATTCTATAATAAATCTAACTACAACATTAAATTCCGGAAATTTAAGAAGTTTGATAATTAATTTTTCTGGTTGTGATGGAAATAAAAATGTGACAATTTACCAAAGAGGTCAAAGTCAAACTTGTTCTATATGGTATTTTAATAATAGTAGCGATCCAGGTCCATTAGTTGAAACATGGACATATATAAACTGCAATGGTGTACCTAGCACAATAACTGCATTACCAAACGAAACTAATAATGCTTGTGTATTAGGAGGTACATTGCCACCAGCTGGAAATTTAGGTGATTATCCATATACTTTAAATCAAAATTGTGTTTCACCTACTACAACTACAACTACTAAACAACCTGTTTGTTATACGTGGTATTTTACAAATACACACAATAACAATCCAGTACAAGAAGCTTGGTCATACATAGATTGTGCTGGTGAGTCTCAGTATATATATGCTTCATATAATCAGACAGTTTCAGCTTGTGTTTTAGAAGACACCGTTCCTAGTACTGGATCTTTTGGTGATAAAGGTTATACATTTCAAGGAATATGTGGTTCTGTAACAACTACCACAACAAATCCTAATATATGTGTTATCTGGTATTTTCATAATACTAAAAACAATAATCCTGTACAAGAAGCTTGGTCATATATTGGTTGCGATGGTGAATCATATTATATTTATGCATCATATAATCAAACAGTTACTGCTTGTTTATTACCTGGAACCATTCCAAGTATAGGTTCATTTGGAGATATTGCTAGAACATTAAATGAACCTTGTGGAACAACGACTACAAGTACTACTAGTACAAGTACAACTACTATTTCTCCAACATGTTCTTCATGGTCTTTTAGAAACACACACGATAATGATCCAGTACAAGAAGCTTGGTCTTATATTGATTGTGCTGGTGAATCTCAGTATATATATGCTTCATATAATCAGACTGTATATGCTTGTGTATTAGATGGAACGTCTCCTAGCACAGGGTCATTTGGTGATTCACCAAGTATTGGTGGGACTGCTTGTGGTGGAACTACAATTTCTCCACCAGATTATTGTGTTACTTGGTATTTCCGTAATACTCATAACAACAATCCTGTACAAGAAGCTTGGTCGTATATTGATTGTGCTGGTGAGTCTCAATATATTTATGCATATTATAATGAAATAGTTTCTGCTTGCGTATATCCAGGGCAACTTCCTAGTATAGGTTCATTTGGAGATTATCCAACTACATCATACATAGGTTGTGGAACTACATCTACTAGCACAAGTACTACAACACAAACAACTGCCCCAGTTACTTGTAGTACATGGAGTTTCTTAAACACACATGATAATGATCCTGTACAAGAAGCTTGGTCTTATATTGATTGTGCTGGTGAATCTCAGTATATATATGCTTCATATAACCAAACTGAATTTGCATGTGTATTGAATGGAACGTCTCCTAGTATAGGGTCATTTGGTGATATTTCAACTAATTTAGCAATAAGTTGTAGTAATACTACAAATACTACTATTAGTCCTAATCTTTGTGTTACAT